CAATAAATTTAAAAATTTTTATAATTGGGTAGAAGATGATTTTATCAAACAGTTTCAACGAGATACAGACGTTAGAGATTATTGTAAAAATAGTAATGGAGATATTATTCTTTTAGAAGTTCCGTATATATTAAATACATATGAAAAAGTATCTGATTTTTTAAATAAAACAATAAAATATGGAATAGATCCAAATACATTAATAGATTATAAAAGTTTATATAAAATATAAATAAAAAAAATTAATTATGCGCTGTAGAGTTAAATTATTTTCAACAAGCAGCCAAATTTTAGCAAGTGATGGGAGTCATATTCCAGCACAAGTTCTTCAAGATTATCTCAATAGTGATGCTTATAAAAGCTCTATTGAATCGAAGAATATGTTGGGAGGTTTAACTCACAGAGCAAGAAATTTGGCTAATGCAAAAAACTCAGGAACAGCATTATCTAAGACTGTGGGTAAAGATGATATGATGTTACTTTGTACAGAGGCTGCTGCTCCTGTATTTTATGTAACAAAATTAGAGCTTATGCCTGATTCTTGGTGTTATGCTGAAATAGAGTTATTTGATGAAGCCTTAGCAGATGATGAGGCTGCACAAAACATAAAAAGATTAAAGTACTTATTAAAGGCCGGAGTTCGTCCTGGAGTAAGTGCAGTTATCCTTAAACAATATCTGAGGCATGAATTCAAAGTTAATTCATGAAAATGTTTTTAATTGCTGGAAAAATAATAAATTAAATCAGCAAAAACTATTAATAAAAATAGTTTCTCAACGACTAGAGTAAACACTAAGAAATTTTCTTAGATAATATAGTCTACAATTAATTATAAATTAGTTAAATAATTGGGATATTGGGATTCATCTACTTCTGGAGTAGATACATTACGTAAATTAGTAAGTATCAAGGGATTAGATGTTACTTTGAACCCTTCTTGGAAACAAGCTCAAGTAGTACAGACTTGGGATGATGAAGGAAATCTAATATCTGATGGGGAAGAAAAAAACTTTTCGGATATAGAATATACTCCAAAGGATTTTGAATTTAAAGGACTTAAAGTAAAAGCTTTCTCTGATTTAAATTCTCTTGGATGTGGAGATATGTTAAAATCATCCAAGATTGATGGAAAATTTACAAAGTTAAAAGCAAAAGTTTTCTCCGCAGATGGAATGGTAGAAGAAGTTTTAGAATCCATTAGTAAGATGCCAAAAGAACCTGTTCAAAAAGATTTCTCAGTAATTGCATTAAGAGATAGAATTCGTGAATCAAAGTATTCAACTCGTCAAAGATTTCGTGTATTGATTCTATCTTACAAACAACTTCTAAAACAGCAAGGCGGCCCAGAGAAAATAGATCCAGAAACACTTAAAATCATGAAGTCTTTGTTTACTACAGATCTTTTGGATATTATGAAGTCGATTACACCAGAAATCATGAATGGAAAAAATCCAGGAACATTACTTGGTGCTTCTAGTTTAGGTAAGAATGTACGTAAATAATATGCGTTTTTTATATGAATTGCTGGAAATATCTAAATGAGATAAATCAGCATCAAATCATACTTAGATAAATCTAAAGAAGTGATTTGTTCAACGACTATGTATATAAACTGTCAAAATAGACAGAAGATATAGTCTAAATTATAAATAAATTTTATAAATACATTGATAAGTGTACAAAAATTGTTCTTACCATATAAGATGGCTATGTCTGAGGTATCTAAAACTAATGCAATATCTAAGGCAAGATATCAAAAAATTCAAGCTGCTTATTCTGACTTTGTTAATGCAATGTTAGAGGAAATATTCGCGCCGAAGAATGGTACGAAGAAAGAAGAGCCAGTAGAAGAAGAAAACCCTGAAGAAAACAGTTAAAAAGATTATGAAAGTAGAAAGACGTAAATTATTCTCTTCTTCGATTTCTCCACGGCGCAAGTTATTTTCAGGTGGAGTAACTCAGGCAGAATATAAGAAAATTCAGTGTAGAGATTGTGGTTATATTATGGATACTTTAGCCACTACAACTAACTTCTTATGTCCTAAATGTGGAGCTGTAAATAGATTTAATGTTTTAGAAGTTACACCAAGTCCTGAAAATACTCCTGAAGCTGTACAAGTCGAAGTATCAAAAATTGAAGAAGTAGAAAAAGGATTCTCAAGACGTTCGTTATTCGGCGGAGATAATAATGCCGCTGTACAAAAAGAATTTTCAGAACCGTCGAACGAATTTGAGGTAAAATTAAAAGAATTTTCTGGCAAAACTTTAAATGAATCAGAAGTTGTTAAGGCATTTGGTATTTCCGCCGAAGATTTAGTTGAAAAAGGTTTTGCTAGTATTGATGAAGATAATAAAGTTACTATTCCTGAAACTGCATTCTTACAATCTAAATTATTCTCTAAGTTAATCGTATCAGTGACTAAGATTTTGGATTTAGACCCAATAGAAGGACCTAAGGAAGACATAATTAATATGTTAGAATCTAAAGGATCTTTAGGACCGAAAGGTATAATGCTAATTAAAAAAGCTCATTCTCTTCCACTTGAAGAAATGAAAGAAGTTGAGTTTTCTAGCACTGAAGAAGTAGAAGATTGGATTGAAGACTCTGGAATTATTGGAGACTTAAAGATAGAATTTGGTAATTCTGCAATGGGAATCAAAGAATTTACAAAAATCCTAGAAGAGAGATATGATGATGCTCCAGATAATATAATAGATATATTAATTGATCGTGGAGTAATCAAAATTCAAGGAAATCAAGTTGATATAATGAAATAAAATATTTATAAAACTCAGTATGAAAAATACAAGATTTATGGAAGTCCTATTCTCAGCTGTAGAGGATAAGGATGAAGAATTAGCAAAGCAAGTAGCCAAAGATATTGAAGATGCTAAGGCTAATGGCTCTGTTGATACTGAAGAAGTAAAATATGAAAATATCGGTGACGGTAAAGTTTCAGTAACAGACAAAGAAAATGGCGAAGTTACTATCGTTGAAAAAGCTTCCGACGAGGACGATACTTATGATATGTATCCAGCTGAACAATCTGAACAAATCGAGGGATATCTTCATCCGGAAGGGGATGGAGTAACTCCGGGTAATCAGGTAGGTGCAGTTGACGAGGAAGTTGAAAGTCATATGGATGGTAGTGCTGTTATTGCACCGAATCTTCCTGATGGTGGTTTAAATCCAGCAGCTGGTCATGAAGAAAGTGTAGAAATTACTGCACAAGAAGGTCCTGAAGCTGTAGAAGAATGCGAAGAAAAAGAATTCTCTGTAAGTACTGATAATAGCGTAGTTCTTAGAATTTTCTCAGATCAAGAATTTTGTGAAAGATTATTCTCAGAAGTTATTGAATCAGAAGAAACAGCTAAAGTAGGTGATCTTAAAGTAGAGAAAACTGGTGAAAATGAAGTAGTTGTTACATCAGAATCTACAGGTGATCAAGCAAAGGTAGAGTTTAATGGTGAAGATATGGATGTTACTGAGCTAGAATCTAAGAATTTTAGTGAAGCAGAACAGTTTGATCCGTTGTTTGTAGTAGGAGTAGATCCAGTAAATCATGTTATTGTAGATGCTCCAGAGTATGACGAAGCATCAGCTCAAGAATTAGTTCAGAGTTTAACAGAAAAAGGAGTAGCAGGAGTTAGAATTTTTGATAACCCCGAAGACGCTCGTGAATATGCTATCGATCTCTTGAATGGTCTTGGTGTAGTTGAAGATGAACAACTTGGAGAACCTGAACAAGCAGAATTTTCAGATCATACTATTTACTTAACTGAATTCCAAGCTGATAATACAGACTTTATGTGTCGTTTCTTCTCTGAATCTGTAGATAGTATTAGTGCAACTCAGGATGCTATTGAAGATGCTATTGAAAATGGTGATGAGATTGAAACAGATTCTGAAGTTATTACACCTATCGATTCTAAGACTGCAGTTATACAGGATAAAAATAAAGATGAATTTACTAAAGTTAGTTTAGAAGGTGAAGAAATGGAGCTTGAAAAGATAAGCGAAGATCAAGCAGAAGAGTTGACAGATCATATCGTTGTTTCTGAAGAAGAGGAAGACGAAGATGAGGAAGAAGAAAAAGAATTCTCTGATGTTTGGTGTGACGAAGCAGAAACTAAATTTTTCTCAGAAAATGAAGAACTTACTCAGTATATGATTCGTTTGTTCTCTGAAGAGGCTGATTCTGCTGAAATTGAAAGCGCAATCCAAACTGGCGAACAAGTAGAAACAGATAAAGAAATTATTACGCCTATCGATTCTAAGACTGCAGTTATACAGGATAAAGAAAATGGCGAATTTACTAAAGCTGAGATGGATGAAGAAGTTCTTGATGTTAATCCTATCTCAGAAGCAGAAGCCGATAATCTAACAAACAGTATTGCAGTAGAAGATAAAGTTGAAAATCATGAAGAAAAAGAATTTTCTGAAGATATCTACTGTAATGAGGCAGAAACTAAATTCTTCTCTGAAGGTGAGGAATTTACTGAATATATGGTTCGTCTATTCTCTGAAGAAGATGGTCATTGTCCAGTAGAAAAAGCTATTGAAACTGGTAAGAAAGTAGAAACAGATAAAGAAATCATTACTCCAATTTCAGCTACAGAAGCAATTATAGAAGATAAGGAAAATGGTGAATTTACTAAGGCTACTATGAGTGAAGATGATATTGAATGTCATCCATTATCAGAAGAAGAAGCTGACAAACTTGAAGAACATTCTATTGATAAAGAAGAAAAGAAATTCTCAGGAGATTATGAAGATCCTATTCTTAATAAATTCTTCTCAGATGTTGTAGGTGCAGTTCCTGTTCCTGCTGGAGAAGTAGATCCTAATACTCCTGTAATTCCTTTAGCTGATCCTAATGCTGTAGCTCCTCAGGAAGTAGCAGTTCCGGCAGGTGTTGCTCCTGCACAAGGTGGTGCTACTAGTGTTGAAGCTATTGAAGATAAAGCACTTCAGGCAGTTCAAAGTATCCAAGCAGTAGCAGAAGAAGCAGCTCAGCAAATTATGGAAGCAAAACAAGCTCCTGCACAGGCTCAAGAACAAGATCTTCAGGAAGCTCAGTTCTCAGAAAAGAAATTCAGTGATACAAATGATACTCTAGTATCATGGTTGACTGGAAATAGTTTTCGTAAGTAATTAAATATAAATAGATAGGTTTATGGTTATCCTCAAAAACCATTTTACATAAACTAAAAATAATAAAAACATTATATACATTATGAATACACAGTATTTGCAAATGATGCAGACTCCTTCAATGATGGAGGCTCTTATTAATAGCTCAGTATCAGCAGAAGATGCTAACCTTCGTTCTCGTGAATATGCTAAGATGTTCTCTCGTAACGATGAAATGAAAGATTTGTTTGGTCTAGGTAATGCAGGTAATTTGCTGCAGAAGACTTTCTCTGGTTATGCAGAAACTCCGTTGCTGTCTACTCAGTATTTCAATGCTTCTGTAGCTTCTTATGTAAGCTCATTCGCAGGTTATATGTCTATCGAACGTGACTTTGATCAGCCTAATGGTTTGTTCTATTGGTTCGACGTTTTGGGTGTAACTGATATGCGTTCTGTTATTCCTAACTTAGGTCCGGATAACTATCAGGATATTCAAGCTATGGGTAACTTTACTTTGAATATTACTCCGACTACTAATGCTGACTACTCTTCTTTGATTGGTCGTAAGATTATCCCTGGTACAGTACGTGTTAAGATTGCTACTGCAACTGAAAAATTCGAATTGATCGATAATGGTCAGGGTGCTTTCATGGCTGTTGCTGGTAAGATTTCTAACGGTACTATCAACTATTTGAATGGTCGTGTAGAATTTACTTTGGCTACTGCTTTGGCTGGTGATGCTGCTACAGAAACTATCACTATTGTAGGTAAGGAAGATGTTACTGGTACTCCTTGTAATACTATTGGTGCTTCTAATGCACATGCTAATGATAAGAGATTTATCGCTAAGATGCAACAGCTTGGTTTGGCTACTGTACCTGATATGTTGGTAGCTGAATATAACATTGCTGCTTTAGGTGCTATGAAGAAAGCAACTGGTTCTGATATGGCTACTTTCTTGTTCACTAAGCTTCGTGAATTGTATACTAAGGTAATTAACTATAAATTGGTTTCTACTTTGGAAGAAGGTTATAATGGTAACGTTATGGCTGACTTGGATTTGACTCAGGGTGCTATGACTGGTCAGTTCATGGATTATCGTTCTAGAGTTGACTTGTTCGATGCTTACTTGATTAATGTTGAAAGTGCATTGGCAACTAAAGCTGTTAAGGGTGTTGATGTTACTGCCTATGTAGCTGGTAATATGGCATCTAATCAATTCCAGAAGGGTGGAATGATTGGTAAATGGGAACGTAATACTAAGATGACTTATATCAATGACCTGTTGGGTTGGTATAATGGTATTCCTGTACTTCGTTCTACTGATATTGCTGAAGCTCCGGGTGAAGGTACTTTCTATGCAATTCACAAAACAAAAGATGGTCAGATGGCTCCGCTTGCACGTGGTATCTATATGCCTTTGACTGATACTCCGACTATTGGTAACTACAATAACCCAACTCAGATGGCTTCTGGTATCTACTATCAGGAAGGTACTAAGTATATGGCTCCTGAATTAGTACAGAAGGTTACTTTCAAATTCGGTATCTAATTAAACCATAAAAATCATTTGGATCGTTAAACTCTCAGATCCCTAAAGAATAAAATGATTTTAAACAAAGAGAGGGATTCCCTAGGTCTTATAGACTTAAGGTTCCTTCTCTTTTTAATTTTTACAATTATGGCAAGTACATTTAGATTAAAGAGAAAATTATATTCTGATGATAAAGGCGGAATGAGTACTGGGAAAAAATTAGCTTTAGGTGGCCTCGCAGCAGGTGCAGCCATTCTTGGGGCTAAAAAAGGTGCATTTGGTGCTAACATAATGGCTAAAACTAATACTGGACTAATGAAAGCTGGTAAAGCTGTTGGAGGAAAAGTTGGAGATAGAATGATGATGTCTGGAGCTAAGGATTTTGGAGTTGCACGAGCTAAACAAATTGATAATGCACTTTTAAAGAAAACAGGATCTCAGATGACAAAACAAGCTTTTAATGCAAAAGCTGATCAGAAAGGTATGCAGGCACTTGGAAAAATTATGAAATAATTATGGCAACTTATAAGCTTAAAAGAAAAAATTTTGGATTATTTTCTCCATTCGCCAAAACAGCAGCAAATTGGAATGCAGCAAAAGGAGCTTTTAAAGCAGGAGAAAATGCCAAAGGTTTTAAGAATTTAGCTTCTACTATGGGAAGAGGTTCTATTGGACTAGGTAAAGGGTTAGGTGTTGCTGCTGCTGGTACTGCTGCATTAGGTGCTGGTACATTCTTAGCAGCAGAAAATAAAGCTAATAGTTAAAGAAGAAGTTAATCCCTGAAAATTAATTTTAAAATATTAAAATAAGTTTTATGAGTGATGTAATTTACAGAGGTCTTAAACTCTCTTCTAATAAATGTAGGTATTTTCAAGTAAAAGAAGGACAAATAAGCTCTATAGTAGAGGATACTTCAAGATCTACTCTCACTCTAACTTATTCTCCAGGAAGTACTTCTGGAAGTTTATCAGATCTTTTAGGAATACCGTGTACTGAAAAAAGAATTGACATGCTCCCTACAGGACTTCCTAAATTATTTAAAAATACTTATGTTACATTAAATGGACTTAAGTTAAGAAAATTAACTTATGATCCACATACTATTAATATAGTTATTGTAAATGACTCAGAATCTAGAGTTATCCAAAACTATAATTATACAACAATAGTAGTTTCGGAAGGAGATTATAAAAATCCTGAGTTTATAAATTTCTTGTTTTACTCTGGAAATCTTATATATCTTCAACCTATTGGACCTAGACCAAGCTGTTATGAGATAAGAAATTTTCCTAAAATTATAATTAGTTCAGATGATGTTACACTTGAATCTGAATCTGAAACAATATTTACATTAAGAAGGAAATATAATGATTATGTTATAAGAGCTGTAGATTATCAAGATCAATTTATTCTAGAATTACGTAAAATTTTAGATGATTATGGTTTAGAGTTAGTTAGAATTAATAAAGAAACTACATTAACTAAAACATCACATGTTGTTTATCAATTTCTTCAGACTCCAGTGAAAGATAATCATCCTAAGTATTCTGATGATAAAGTAATGCAGCATAAAATACCAGTTGAATTTTATCTAAGAAGTACTGATATGCCATTATTCTTTGACTTTAAAAATAGATATATGAATGTCACATTACTTACTAATTTCTGTGAATTCAAAACATCAGATAGATATGGACAAAGATGGACAGCTGCAATAAAATGGGGAGGAATAACTGAAGATTTTAACCAGACATATCAACAAGATGATAATTCAAATTTCTCTTATCAATGTCAATTCAGATGTGAACTATTTTTCTATGAAGTAATTGATGATAGATATAAATTCCTAGAAGAAATAGTTCAGAATATAGAGTTTGAACGAAATAATCCAGATTATCATTATGAAGTTCCGGTTGATACTGAAACAACAATTATAAACAAAGGGTTATGATAAATTTTAGAAAGAAGAAATACCTTATCCAAAATTTAATGCCGGACGCTATTGAATATTTAAAGAAACAAGGATTACGGCCTAATATTATAACTCCAGAGCAAGCAGATAGCGTTAGTAGAGTTAATTCTAAGGCTATGGTTTTAGTTTCATTTATAAAAAATGAGTCTGGATATTATCAAATTCAAGTACAGGATAAGGAATTATACAATTATACTCAAAAATTAATCAAAGATATTTTTAGAATGAGAATAACTGATATTAATAAAGAAACCAGAGTAATCACAGCAGAAATTGATCACTTAGGAATAGCTTTTGATATTATAGAAATTCTCGCTACAAAATATAATTTATCAGTTGTGGCATGATTAAATTTAGACAGAAAGAATTTACAGAATATGATGCAATGAGAAGTCTTTATGTAAAACTTATGCGATATTCTGATAGAAATAAATTCGGAGTAATAGATACTAGTGCATTAATTCCTGTTCTTAGAGGAAATAATGTAGTAATCGAAAGATTTGTAATTAGTACTTCTATGTTTGGAAAAGATAAATATAGAATGTATCTAAAAATTGGTGCCAAAGCAAAGTTACCAGATGAGGTTAGACTTCCAGGTAAAACATATGATAAACGTCTTGGAAATATGCAATTAAACGTAAGTCATTCTATATTTGCGCCAAAAGATAGTGATCCAAATTGGAATAATAACAATAATGGAGGAAATAATAATAATACTTCTTTAGGAGACACTTCTGGACCTAGGAATGATAATCCTGAAGAAAGAAGAGGTGGAAAAAAGAAAGAAAAGAAGTATTCAGAATTTCCAGGATCAATTTTAGAGCAAAGAGAATTTAAGAGTAAAGGCGGTGATAAACAATATCCCTATCTATCTGGTTCATTCTCTCCTTCCTTTGATCTATCTTATGAAGTTTCTGAATTGCTTGGAGAGGCTATCAAATATGATAAAAAATCAAGATCATTGGTCTTAGAATTCAAATCTATCGAAGATGCTATTAATGCATTGAATATATTACCCTTCGGATTAGGTTATAAAATATATTTACTTAATGCATGATGATTGTAAAGAGATTTTCTCAAACCAAGATATTAAATACTAATAACCCAGCTCTTGGTTTCACTAAAGGGAGAAAATATGATACAGATATGGATAGACTGGGTAGAATGAATACTTCTCAACGTGAATTAGCTGGAATCGGTAATTTAGGAAAAGAAATGAGAAAATTAAATCAAGAATTAAATCGTGGAGGAAGAGGTAAATGGCAAGATACAGATTAAAAAGAAAATGTTACAATGCACTAACTGAAGCTGCCGGAAATACACTTGGAGGAGTTACAGAAGGAGTTGGTAAAGCTCTTGATAATAAAGTAGCCGGAATCGCTGGTGGTGTTTTAGGAGCTACTAAATTAGGAGGAACTATTGGAACAATGATAGGGGGACCATTTGGAAGTATTTTAGGTATGGGAGCTGGTTATCTCTTAGGTTCTGCAGCTACTAGAGGTCTTGGAAAAGGTCTTAAAACTGCTGGTCAAGATATGCAGACTTAATTATAGGAGGATTTAGATTATGATTAAGTTTAGACAAAAAGAATTTTTTTGGGGAATGGCTTTAAATGCTGCAGGGGCTATTGGTACAGGTCTTTCTCTAAAACAAGGCTCTGATCAAATGAAACAAGCTGAGGAACAAGCAGCACAGGCAGAGGAGCAAAATAGAAAGATGACCAAAGCTTTAAATAAAATTGCAGAAAACGCAAAAAATAATCCACAAGCAGCACAACAAGCAGCAGATGTAATGGGACAAAAACAGTTTGCTCAAATAAATTTTGCAAAACTTACAGCAACTCTTAAGAATAATAAAACTTTAGGAAATGCTAAAGGTCTCGCTAAAGATGTTGGTAAAATTGTGTGGAAAGGAAAAAATAAGCTGATTGGTGGAACTATGATGGGAGCTACAATGGCAGGAGCTTCATATCTTACTGATAAAGCAATTCAAAAAGATATGAAGAAAAATGGAATGCCTCTTGAAAAAACCTATTCTGCTGGATCTATAATGAAAGCAGTAAAAGGTACTGGAAAAGTTTTAGGAGAAGCTGCAAAAAAAAATAAAGGAACGTTAATAACGATGGCTGCTCTAGGTTCTGCTCCCATGGCTCTCGGATACTCTGCTGAAAAAGCTCAATATAAAGATCAGATGGCATTAACTCAGAGAAACTATGCAGTCCCTGGAGTAATGGCAGTTAAAAGATTACTTACTGGCGCTTCTAAATCTGTAAGAAATTCACAGATATTTAAAACTCCTGGACAAACAATTTTAGGTGGACTTTCTAATTTATCTGGCGGAGGTGGTCGAAAAGGTGTATACAAATTCGGTCATCAGTTAAATAGATATGGAAAACACTCAGGTTCAGTATGGTCTCAAAAAGCAGGTAAATTCATTATGGATAACCCCAAAACAGCCTTAGCAGGTAGTATTCCAGTCGGTGCTGCAGTTTTAGGAGCAACATGGGGAACTGGAGAGAAAATAGTAAATAAAACAGCTCGGGCTCTAGATAAAGATGCTTTCAAATATCAAGATTCTAAAAATCAAGAAATACAATGATTATAAAAAGAAAATTATTCACTAAATACGACGATACTGATAATCTTAAAAGAATGAAGGATTCAGATATTCTTGCTGAAAAACCAAAACAGGCTCCTGGATATGGTTCTGTAGCTGGGGCTGCTCTTGGTGGGGCTGCTCTTGGTGGAACAGTTGGTTCTGTAGCTGGAGCTTTTGGAAAGAATAAGGCAGGTCGTAGTTTACTCGGAAGAATGGGTAAAGGTGGAAAAACTGGATTAGTTGTTGGTGGTCTTCTAGCAGGTGGAATGGCTCTTCGAAATAGAAATAAACAAGCTGAAAATAATGAATGGTATAATAAAAGACTTAATTATGCTCAGAGACAGGCTAGACGAAGAGAAAAACAGGATTGGAAGACAAATATGACTCAAAGAGATGGTTATTCCTATTAAAATTAATAAAAAATTATGGCAAAATTTAAACCAAAGAAAATAATCAGAGATGTAAAGGAGTTTTATAAAAATAACCCTACGGCAAAAATTACTACTGCCACTGCTGGATTTTCTGGAACTAATCTTGCTATTAATGCTACTAGAAAAAATTCTGATAAAAAATATCAAGATGAACAGCTAGAAGCAATGGATAGATTAACTAAAGCACTTGGAGGAGTTAATAAAACTTTAAAAGAGGTAGAAGTAAAAGAACCTAAAAAGACAACCTCTTATAAATTTAAAAAAATCTTTTCCGAGAAAAATGATAATAATATGATTACATTTAGAAGAAAAGACTTTAGTATATTATCTGATACTGTTAAAGGAGCTATAATTGGTGGAAACGTAGCTACTCTAAGTTTACCATTATCCGGAAAAGATGCTAAAAATATTAAATATGAAGGAAGTAACCCTACTTTCCGAAAATTAAATGCTCTAAGTCCATTTGCTAAACGACTTGGAGTAGTAGCCGCCGGAACATTAGTCGGAGCAGCTCTTGGAGCCTTAGTTGGTACTATAAAAAAAGGTGATGAGGCTATTTCCAGAAAGTTAACAGTTGACAATAGATTAATGGATAGAGTAGTAGAGGATCTTAAGAAAACAGGTTTTAAAGAAGGCTCCGATTTTACAAGAGATCCTAAAACGGCGGATTCTCTTAAATCAGCAATAAGTGTAGCTATAACAAGAAATTCTGGTGAACTTAGACTTCTAGTAAATACAATAGCAGATAATAAACTAAAAGATATAACAAAAAACATAATACGAAATCTACCAAACTCAAGTGCAGTAACAGAAGAAAGTAAAAGTAGATATAATGAGATTTCTATAACTACTATATCTGATGGAACCGCTGATGTTGGTTTAATAGCTGGAATATGTGAAAAATTTATAAGAAATAAATATCCAGTATATCTCGTAGAAGTTGGTTAAATAAAACAATTAATTATTATATTTAAATTATGGCACAATGGACTGAAACTCTCGAACCGTATGTAAAAGTTATAGAGAGAGTACATACCGCAGCTCTTAATCCTACTGCAGGTGAAAGTTTAATTATCGGAGTGACTTTAATTTCTGATGCAGGCCCAGCAGTTCCTACACTGATCTCTAGTCAATCTGAATTCTTAAAAACTTATGCTTCAGGGGACTTAACAGAAGATTATATGGCATCCTTGAATAATCTTTATCATGATGCTAATAATACAGGAGATAAAAATGTAGCTGCAACAATGTGGATGAATGCTTATAGATTGGCTGGCTCTAATGTTATGCTGGTTTGTAGAGCATCTAAAGCTAACGATATCTACTACGCTAAACCCATGACTAAAACTGATTATAGTACATATATCCTTAGAGATGGTGCTTTAATGAAGGGATTTAGAGATGCTGATAAAGGTGTCGTTAAGTTTGTTCTTGATATTGATGGTGATGATGCAGAACATGATCAAGATGGATGGTCAATTAATTTGAATGGAGTAGGTATTCTTGGTAATCGTACCACCGATGATGGTCCTCAATATGATTACTATGTAAGAACTCTCCCCGACTTAGTAAATCAAATGAATGAAACTAATAAATTCTTCTCTCCATCTTATAAATTCTTCACAGATCCTAATAATATCATCTCTGAAAATGAAACAACTGATCCCGATAAAGCAAAGGCAGTTGTATTCTATGAACTTTATCTAGGACAGGATATGCTAGATACTTCAGACTCTAGATGTCCACTAGGAAAGCAGTATATCGTGATTTGTGAACCTGATTGGACTAGTGATAATCCTAATCAAAAACTTATAGATATTAATGCTTCCGCTTGGTCTGGTTTCGAAGAACAGAAATATTATGCAGTTAATCAATATAACTCTAATACTGATCTGAGAGTTAGAATTAGACGTTTTAATCATGATGCAGTAGTTACCAAAGAATTAACTAACCCCGCTTTGAACGAAAACTCTGATTCTCCTTATATGGTACTATCGGCCGTTCTAGATACCTATACTAAGAAAGGAACAGTAGAACCGTCAGAAAGTATCCTACAGCGAGATTTTTATGAAGTCGCTGTTCTTGATCCTAATATTTCTGACGAAGTACAGTTCTTTAATATAGGTAAAGTAACCGGCCGTGGAGATATGGAAGTATCAGAACTCAATGAACTCCTAAGTATGATTCAACTTCAACTCCCTGACGATATGAGAGAGCTTGGATTGAACTACTATGGATACGGAGCTGATGATAAAGTATGGGTAGAACTTGATCCTAATGACCCAAATGCAGGTTCTTATAAACAAACAGTTTCTTCAATGACTGATCTTTATAACTCAAAAGGTATGTCAGTTGGAGATGTTTACCGAGTTGGATCTGGAAGTTCATATAAGTACTATGAATATCAAGAAAATGGTGGAGATCAAGTTTATGCAAAATTAGGTGTAGATCCAACTGAAACAGATATTCTTGATGTATCTGAATCGGATCTTAAGAAAGCACTTGACGAAATCAACATTCAGGAAATCTATGTGGTTGAAGGATTATGTGACCTTGGAAATACATCACTAAGTTTCCAGAATTACTTGGCTAATATGGCTATCAATTCTAACTATTTCTATCCAGTATCAACAGTTCAGAGCACAAATTATATGACTATCGCTAATAATGCAACTAAAATAGCACAAGATTCATATAAACTCTATCTGTCTGCACCTTGGGATATCGACTCCGGTACATTTGGATGGAAATATTATTGCTCACCTGCTGTTGTTTACTGGGAAGCTGTAGCTAGAAACCGTAAGTTATTTTTGCGGTTTATAAATTATACTAAAATGCTGGAAATACATAATAATAAAGTATAATCAGCAGAAATTGGAGTAAATTCTAATTTTTCAACGACTAAATGTATAACTAAATTTGAAATATAATTTAGATGATATAGTCTAGATTATTAAGTTAATCTTATTAAATATCGAGAAATAATGCAGAATTTGCTCCTGTACTTGGACAAACTAATGGTATTGTTCAGTATCAGAGACCTATGACAGAGTTTAATAAAAAAACTCGTCAACTTCTATTATCTAAACGAGTAAATACCGTACTCTGGAATTATCAAACTAATGCTTGGAATATGAATGATAACTATACCAAACAAAGTGTAGATAATATTGTTTCAGATGAAGGTAACTCTCGCTTAGCTATTCGTATCTCAAAAGCTATGCCTGTACTACTTAAACAGTATATAGGCTGGAGAATTGCACCAAAACTATGGGAAAGTGCGATTGGAACTATCGATTACTGGTTTAAATCAACTATTCTCCCAATGTCTTATAATATCGATGATTACCGTATTATCATCGATGAGACAAATAACCCTGTTCAAATTCAGCGTAAATACAATAATTGCGCCTTAAGTAAATAAAACTTAAGAAAAATAAGAGAATTGCTGGAAGATATAAAAAATCAGCAAAGGTTAGAAAAAATCTAATCTCTCAACGACTATGTGCTTATTAAAATGATATAGTCTGATCTTAAATATTAATTTTATATTTAAGTCTAACAATAATGCAGAATAAAATGGTGGTTAATGTTTTGGTGAGATACCAACGGGCTTTGAAATATGTCATCGTAAAGAATATGCGATTATTATACCAATTGCTGGAACTTAATTTAAGAATCAGCAGAAATAGTATTTATAACTATTTCTCAACGACTAGATGTATAATTAAAATCTCTGGAGATTTTAAAAGATATAGTCTGAACATGAGTAGATAATACTTAGCAAACATATTGATATCACGACATTTTTGACATTGGGATGGAGTTAAGCATCGATTCATATGAAAATAATAGGGGTGCAGCTCTTGAATAACAGGAAGCAAATAAAAACTAATGATAGTATGCTGGAGAGATCTGGCATACTATCCTTTATAAAATACTAAACCATGAAAAGAGGAATAAAAAAAGATATATTAATTGAAGAAATAACAAACATATTAGAACAAACGAATAAAAAATTTAATAAGAAAATAGAATTTCTAGGTTTTAAAGAAGAAAATGACTATATTTCTAAAGATAATACTCATATAATCTTACACTGTAGAGAACATAATATAACTTGGGATAATTATACGGTAAGATATTTTCTAATTAGATTTAAAGATATAGAACACTCTCCTGAATGTAATAGGTGTAGATCTATAGTATACTCTCCAGAAGATGCTTTATTGAAAGTTTTAGAGCTTCATAAAAACGATGGAAGAGATTATGACTATTCTAATATATTAACTCAATTTAAAGATATAAACAGTATTATTACAGTAATATGTCCTATTCATGGTAAATTTAATATTAAATATACAGCTTTAATTAGAAAACCAAGAAATGATAGTCATAAATCACTTGGAGGAATATGTCCTAAATGTAGAATCGAAAAACATATAGAGTCTAAAAAACATGCAGATGAAGAAGCAATTAAAATAATTCATGAATTTTTAGAAAAAAGAAATAAAATTTTTGGAAATAATATAGAGTTTCTTGGTTTTGTTGGAGGAAAGTATGTAAATACAAAAACAAAATTAATTTTAAAATGTAATAAACATAATCTTATCTGGGATACTGTTTGTTTTAATACTTTAGCATGTAATAGCTCTATAAGAGGTCCTTTATGCCCAAGTTGTGATCAAGAAATTAGAAGTGGAATATCTGATCATGAAAAATATTGCTTTAAACAAGTAATTGAATTAATCAAAGGAACTAACTATTTAGCAATACAACAATTTTCAATTTCTTTGATCGACTCGTACACAGAAAAGAAAAAATCATTATTTCTAGATATAGCTATTGTAGATAAAAATAATAATTTAATATCGATAATAGAATATGATGGAAAGCAACATTATGAATTTACTTCTTTCTTTCAATCTACGTATCAAAATTTCGTAAATCAAATCAACCGAGATAGATGTTTAGAACAATATTGCAAAGAAAATAATATAAAACTTCTTCGAATTTCTTATAAAGACAATAATAGAATCCCTGAAATCATAAAGATATTTTTCGAAGAAGGAAAAGATATAACAACAAAAGTAGAACCTAAATTATTACCAGTATTATATCATGGATAAAACATTATTAATAGATCTTAAAAAGAAGTTATTTATCAGGAGTGCTCTTATAAGTTTGACGTCTCTTGATGAAATTTTAGCCTTGAACGATTTTTTGAGTCCAGATGAGATATTACTGGAGATAATTAAGGAGTCGTTAAGAGAATTTGAACATACCTTGCCATTGATTCTGGAGATGAAAATGAACCGTTCTCAGATGTGTAGTTGTGAGAACATGGGACTTGAAGGGTATTGTGAGATTAAGAGTAATTTTACATTATTTCTTGATTGTAAAATATCGGAAGATCAGATTATATTAATTCCAAACTCTATTCCTATGTACAGAATTGGATCTATTTCGTATCCAGCTCCAGGAAACTATACTTACTTCACAGATTATAGACGTCCTTATGTTTTTATGATGGATATGCCCAGTTACGATCAATTCTATATTAGAGGAATATGTAGTCGGCCGATAATTCCAGATTTTCTTCCCGATAAAACGTTTAATCCAGGATCATCTAAAGCAGCTATTTATTGGCTGAATGTAGAAGAAGGGTCGAGAGGTACATTTTTTATGGATCTCTGTATGACTCATTTACTAGACTATATTAGGAACCTAAAGGCTTCATTAATGTTACCTAATGTTGGTTTGGAAGTTCTTAATAATATCGATGCTGCATATCAAGAGCTTAGATCTAGGTGTGATAATTATATACTCCAATCTGGATGGTATGGAGATTTACTTGTTTAATATATAAATTTATGATAATAAAAAGAAAGTTGTATTCTCTTGCAGGAACTAGAATATTAGCTGGATTTAATAAAAAAGTTCTTAGAAAGGCTCCAATGGCTGCAAAAAGATCTGCCATAAAAACACAAAATAAAGTTCTTTCTAGAGTAGCAAGAGGTTTAAATAAGGTAGAAGGAGTAAAAATGGCGGCAAATCAAACAGCCATTAATCCAGGAAGAGTTGTAAATACTAAAGTAATTCAACCATCTATAGAAGCACCTATAACTTCTGTAGCTATGAAAATAGTACCTATTCCTGGAACATCTGCTTTAGTTAGTGTAGTAGGAAAACCAGAGAAAACTATGTGGAAAAAGATTGGAGTTGGTGATAAAATGTCTAAGGCTGCATCTAAGTATGTAGATAGTAAAGGAGGCAGAGTTGTAGAAGATGTAGTAAATAGCTCAACTAATTATTTAAAAAATCTTATGGTATGACAAAATTTAGACAAAAACAATATACAATTCCGGAGGGTCACTATACAGGTCCTAAGGATATGGATAAGGTTCCAGGAGCTATAGAAGTAATCGGAAAATCTGCCTTAGCTGGTGCTGGTATTGGAGGAGTTACAGGTAGTCTCCTAAAAGATGCTAGTATTACCAGTGGTGCTATAACTGGAGGTAAATATGGAACTATAGCAGGTGTAGTATTAAAATTCTTCTTAAACTATTTACACAATCCAATGTCATCTATTAAATTTCAAGAAGTAGATAAATTAATTCGTCGTGAGTTTGGTATTTATAGAGCTTCTGGAGTAACTATAGGAGATTCATTAGATAAAAGAGCAAAAATAGATGAGAAGTTTAGTTTTAATGATCGAAATGTAACAGCTTATAAATTAAATTTTTCAATACAAGATAATTCCATTACCATGTATACTTTTGGAATGACCTCTAAGGAATTGGAAAAGACTTCAGATAGTTTAGACTATTACTGTAAGAAGTATACAGGGATGGAATATAGTAGTTATGCAATCAATTCTAGAAATAATTCTTATTCAGTGGCTATTGTATTTACAAATTATCAAGTTATAGCCAACTTTATAATGGAACTCAGTAATACTCTTGGAGTAAAAATAAATCTTCTTGATAACAAAGCTTTAGTTGAAAATAGAATTAAGGAAGTTGAACAGAAGGATTTTTCGGTTAAGTCTTTAAATAAATATGATTTAAAGAAATTTATTGGGAAAACGGGAAAATTTCTATTTTTCGGTAAATCTGAAGATCTTATCGGTTTAATTTATAGTGCTGCAGTAACTTTTTCTAATGATCCTGATATAATTCCTACATATCGAGGAGACTTTGGAAATAAGTACTTAGAAAATAGCCTTAAAAGACTTCGTTATGTTGAAGGTCTAGATTATACTGTTGGGGAATTTGGTGGAGATATAGGTATTAATATGTCAATGATCTCTGGAATATTCGTAATAACAGTAAATAAAGAGGATACCGACGAACTTAAGAAGATTGATTCTATTTTCTGGAATCACTTAAAAACGATAGTAAATAGGGTAGATACTGGAAAAGTAGTTGTATATAACTACACAATTAAAACAAGAAATGAATTTGATTTTATCTTAAAAAAATTCATGTCAACTGATGTAAAACCTAATATATTTGAAAAATGATAGTACCTAGAATTCGATATTTTTCAGATTTACAAGCTAGAAAGATGATAACGAAATTAACAGAGAAATTGGATAAAGATCGTATCGGGAATTATGAAGTTTCTAGTAAAATTCCCAAAGATGTAATTAGTATATATCCTGATCCATCTTCAATTAAAATATATATTCCAAAAGATCTTGAATATAGTCAGTACGAAATTGATGATTTCATTAGATCTATGGCAGCTCATATTAGAACAATTACGATCCTAGAGAGAGATATATATGTAATGAAACTATCAGGATCTCTTACTTTTGAACAGATATATAAATTAATACGTGAGATAATTGATACAGAAGAATTTTGTACTATTATTGACTGTGATTAATCTTTAAACTAAATATATACTATTATGGCGGATATGATTTCAAAAAACTTAGATAAGGCAAATAGGCTTTATTCTATTGGAATGAAAAATATAAAATTACAATTAAAACTTCTTGGGACTGAATTTGTAGTACTCAGACCAAAGAGTAATTCAAAATGGAAAAATGTTTTTGGAGGTACATATTCATCAAGTAGTACATTAGAGAACGATTATGATCAATTTACTACAATATTGATATTAAATCAGAATGAACTAAGAGATGTATGGAATCGAAACAGAGATAATCTAGAAGTATATACAGATGATGGATCTCTTGAAGTAGGGGATGAATTACAATATACTCGTGGAAAATATACATTCAGATTTAAAATATCTCTTAAAATGGGTTACTCTGAAGTAGCTGAAGTATTCTATGTTTATACATTGAATAGTATTATTGAAACTTTAGATATGTAATTATGAGAGAAAGAAATATAGAAAATGAGATTCTGAAGCAAAATAAAATTCCTGGATGTGATCAACTTACTAGACCTGAGGAAGTAAAAGCTCTTAGTAAATATCTTAAAAGTATTAGAACAACTCAAGAAAATCATACTTCCCTAGAGAAAGATAATCTAGAACTCCCTGGAAGAACAACAGGGAGGATTCCAGAAATTAATTCTCTCGAAGATTATATAGAGGGATTAGATGGGGTTCGTGGTATTAAAAGTCTATATAAAGAATCATCACGAGAACCACTTTCTGATAATAGAAACTCTGACTCGGCGGAAAATCATGGGTTGTATACAGAAAAGACACGTGAAAATCTGTATGATCCTAGGAAAACAGAACTAGAGAAACATCGTGAGGATATAGTAAATAAAAAAAATATCCTTGAACCAACCCTAGAAGACCGCCGAGAAGAATTAACTGAGGAACCAAAAGAATTAAAATCTCTAGGTACAGAAAAGTTAAATCTAGAAGGAGTTAGAGATGTAAGAAATCTTTATATAAATACAAAAGAAAATCTTAAGGTTCCAGAAAAAGATCTAGAGTTAGGAAAAGAAAGAGAATCTCTTATTGATAATCACAACCTAGAATTAGATCTAACAAGAATAGACCTTGAAGGATTTAAAGATTTATCATACAAAGAACAGCTCGAAGTAGATTCTAAAAATGAATTAGATACTACTCGAATATCTTTAGAAAAAACAATTGAAACTTCTGAATTATCTAGTTATAGAGAAGATCTTAAAGAAACGCCAGAGGAGTTAGATGAATTAGAAGATCACAGAGAAAAATTAAATAGTGGAAAAGATAATCTAAAAGAACTTGAAGATACTAAAGTTAAACTCAGAAATCCAGTAGATGATGCTGAACTTTCTAAAACCAAAGTATCTTTAGAGAGAACCGTAGAAGATAAAGAGTTAGAAACTTATAGGGAAAATCTTAGGAAAACGCCGGAGGAGTTAGATGAATTAGAGAATCATAAAGAGTCTCTTAGAAGTGGGGAAGAATTAAAGAGTTTACCTGAAGATAAAATAACTCTTGGAGGTACTGTAAAGGTATTAGAAGAACTTGGAAACACTAAAATAGATTTGGAAGGTACTGAAGAATCTGAGATATCTACTTTAGAGGATTATAGAGAAAACTTAAGTGTAGAAGATAATAATTCTCTTGAAGATACTAGGGTAGATCTGAAAGGTACTGTAGAATACGAAGCTTCTGAGTTAGAAGATGCCAGAATCAACTTAACCGGAACAGAAGAATCCGAACCTAAAAGTCTCGAAGATAAAAGGATAGACCTAGAAGATACAAAGGAGTCTGAACCTAAAGCTCTAGAGAATGAAAGAATTGATCTAGAAAATACTGAAGAGTCTGAGATATCTACTTTAGAGGATTATAGAGAAAACTTAAGTGTAGAAGATAATAATTCTCTTGAAGATACTAGAATAGACTTAACTGGAACTAAAGAAGCTGAGATGTCTGAACTTGAGGATTATCTTGATGATCTAGAAAATACGAAGGATTATGAGGCTTCTGAGTTAGAGGACACTAGAATAGATTTAACCGGAACTAAAGAATTCGAACCTAAATCTTTAGAAGACGAGAGAATAAACTTAGAGGGTACTAAAGAATTCGAACCTAAATCTTTAGAAGATGAAAGGATAGATTTAAAAGGTACAGAGGAAGCTGAACCTGAAAGTCTTGAAGATTTTATAGATAAACTTGAAGATACTAGAGATTTTGAGTTAGAAGATGAAAAACTCGAACTCCCTGAAACTTCTGGAGATGGATATGAAGGTTATACTCCATTAGGTCCGGAAGAATTAGATAGTCTTGGTGGAAATATCAATAATTTCTATGATTCTCTCCTTGAAGTTCCAGAAATAGCTGATGCTCCTAGACAATCTGGAGATTATACTCCTCTTGGCCCAGAAGAGTTAGATAGTCTTGGTGGAGATCTTGGAAATTTTTACGATTCTATTCTAGAAGTTCCAGAAACAGATAATGAAAATTATCTTTCTCCAGAAGAAGTAGAAAAAATCATAGAAAATCCTACTTATTTCTATAACCAACAAAAAGAAATTCCAGAAACAGATAATGAAAATTATCTTTCTCCAGAAGAAGTAGAAAAAATCATAGAAAATCCTACTTATTTCTATAACCAACAAAAAGAAATTCCAGATGCACAAGCTCCTGATGGACAAGAAATTTATAAATATTCAGAAAATCCTGAACTATCTTCTGAACAAGTAGAAGGTCCTCCTATGAAATTACCTAAATTTGGATTAGAATCTCTTAATTTAAGTAATTATCTTAGATGGACTGCTGAAAAAGCCGTGGGCTGGACTGGAGTACATGGAGAGGCAAGACAACTTCTTGTTAATGAAACACTAGCTGGTTTGGTAGTAGCTAGAGACGAGCTTGAAAAAGTAACTAAATCAAATCGATATAGACTCCCTGGAAATGATGGCGGTTTATTGGGTGATTTAGTATCTGGAGGAGTTTCTGGTGCACTTGACAACCTAGGAGACAAGCTCGGAGATGCTGTTAATAGTATCGTTGGAAGCAAATCAGTAGATATATCTAATCCTTTGAATAGACCAGATGAAAATAAATTTAAATATAATGGATTTGAAGAAGCGAATACACGATCAACTAGTAGTAATGCTTCTAATCCTATAAAAAGTCAATCTGTATTTTCTTATGATGAAATCGAACTCTTAAGTAAAATAACTAATGAAGGAGCAAAGAAAAATTCATCATCATCCTTTTGGAAAAAAGCAGGTAGTGCTTTAAAAGATATGGCTTTAGGATCTTCTGGAGGAGAAAGAACATACAGTTTTAAAAATAATTATATTTCAGGTAAAGGTATATTAATTACTCTAGAGGAATTATGTGGGATATCTAGCGATACTGACGATACTAATACTGTAGAAGGTTTATATAATGTATTAAAATCTAGCCCATTTATTACAACTCCAGATAAATTTACCTCAACAGGGTATTCAAATTATAATATTCAAACATTAGATACTAATGCTTTCTGGGAAATTGCTCTTGAACCTTATGCAGGGCCTGAAAATGGAGATCTTAATTATCTTCCTGGAATCCACGAAATAAATATAAGAAATATCGTAATGCATGGAGTAAATACAGCTTATAATAAATGGATTCCATTTACTAGTTTTGATCTTCAAAAATCTAAAATGACATCAAAAACACTGAGCTTGTATGATGGTGAAATTAGTTATCCTGTTTCAATGGAATTTACTAATGAACTTCGAATAACTATCGCCGACGATCAATATAAATCTTGGAGACGATACTTTGAAGAATGTGCTAAAGCTGCAATTTATAATAGCGAAGGACATACATCTGATTATTATATACTGCCCCCGGATGAATATTCACTTACAGCAATAGATACTAATAATGTGTGTATTGCTATGTATAAAAATATATGCTTCAGATGTAGAATATATGTTATGACACCACAATATAGTACAATTCAAAAATTTGATTTGCTTTTAGTAATGAAAGATTTCTCTGAAGAGTATACAGGGGATATTGGAGACGGTGCAGGAGATCTTACGGTATCATTTAGTATCGTAGGAGAGAATCCAAATGAAGGAAAAATTCCAGAAGTTAAGGTAATACAACATAAAGCTCCCGATAATTCTTCAAAAACAGATTACGGTTCTATAGTAGAAAGTGGAGTAAATTCAGTAATGAAACTAATTAAATAATATAAAGCTATGTATTTAAGATTAGGAACAACTAATATAAAGTACTCCACTGAACAAGATGATTTTACAGTATTTTCTGAAGTTGTAGATTCTAAGATGTCATATGAGAAACCAATACTTGTGAGAACTCCTGATGAACTTGATATTTGGTTTGGATCAGATTTTCCAGGGAAAGATTATTATGATGAACTTTTAGAATCTGGAGTTACTTTATTCTTATATAGACCAATTAAGGTTGAACAAAATACTAATGCTCCTGACTATGTTGACCTAAAAGAGTATTCTATAGATCAAAAATTATACTATAACTTAACAGAACTTCCAGAAATCGGAGAAGATAAAGTTTTGTATAAGGTAGTAACAGGAGAAGGCGAATATAAAGAGGGAAATTTGTGGTATACTCTTTATATATATTATCTAGGAGAATATATGAAAATCCTAGAATTACCACAAAATCTTGACACTAATAATACGAGTTCTCTAGAAAATAGGGATGTATTAAACATAAATTATCCAGGTTTTATTGGACCTGAATATTGTTATCCGAAATATATAGAGGAAGGAGATGTTGATTATACTGAAAAAATTAATGAAGAAATATTATTATCTCATCTTCCTGACTTGCTAAGAGTATCAAAAGGGTATGAAACTTTAGCTTATTCTTTAGTATATAACCCTGAGATAGATTTTCACCCGATAGACGAGGGATTAACTTCTAAATATATAATCCTGAAAAAACTTAAAAATGACTCTTATGAAAATATAATGATTTGGTTTAAAGAGGAAATTAATAGTATCCCTAATATTCCAAGTCAGTATTATGATGAAGCAGTCGAGGTCGAAATCAAAGCCAAAGAAAGTAATAAGGAAATTTTCAAGAGGTTAGTAGAAGTTATAATTCCAAGTCAATTAGGTTATACAGTCGAAGGAAATATCTCGGAGGGTTACAAAATATACACATCATATTCTGTTCAGGTTACTTATTTTACTAATATTACTGATCTATTATTCGAACCAGATTTTAACACTACACACAATATACTATCAAAAATCTCGAGCGGAAGTACTAGAGTGAGATTTATATCTAAAACAACTGGTACTGAAGGTGGAGATCCCGAATACTTAGATAGTGATATTAGTGTAAATATTGAGAAACTGAAAGGAGATGATAAGTATAGAGTAACAATCGAGAGGTATAAATATCAAGAAATTTATGAAGGTGGTTTATTTACTATTGGACAGGAAAGACTTGATACTATAATTACTTCAGAGTCTAAGTTAGTTAGATGTATTCTCTCAACATCTTACATAAATCGAGAAACAGGTGAAGAGGTAGAATATAAAAAAGGTACTGAAGAATCTGAATTACCTTCTGGAACATGGTATCTTAAACGAGCCTGGAAAGAAACGGCCGAAGATATAAATGGGGAATATTGGAAAGCGGCAGAGGCTATTTTTGGATCTGACAACGCTGGAATTATCGATTATTTCTTAGTCCCTGATATCTATAAATACTCGGCCGGAATGAAGACAGGCTCAGAGACTAGTTATTATCCAGAATACGAGAGATTTTTAGGGTATGCAAGGAGTTTAGGTTTTCAAGTATTATTCCAAAATTCTGATAATGGATGGACCTACGTAGAAACTCAAGAACTCCCATCGGCCGAAAATATAACCTCAGGAACAATTTATATAGTATCACAACCCACTGGAGGAGTAAAATTCTATAAAGTGGAAAACGGAAACTTAATAGAAACAACTGATCCTGAGGAAACTAATACGGCCGGAAATAACTACGTCTTTAATTATACCTCTGACACTGATAATCGACTCTTATATTTTTATCGAGGGCAAACAATTTTCGGACAAGATAGACCTGGATATTATTTACATATTAGAGGGCTCTTACAAGATATTTACTCAATAACTAGCGATCAGATCTTATATCAAACACCTACAACAGATCCTTACACCTTTGAATCACCAGAAGAAAAACTTGAAGAATACAAAAGTAATTATCTAGTATTTAATAACCAGATATATTATTATAAAAAATATCAAAATGGACAAGACTTCAATACTTCAGGGTGGATGAGATTCTGTATAGGAAAAGTGGCTAGAGAATTGGAAAAGAATAAATGGAAAATTCTTAGTACTAAATCAGCCGGAGATATAAGAGCTAGAATAGAACAGATCTTAAATAGAATATCAGCTGGGTACTCATATATAGATTCATTAGTTATTACTGGATTTTACCTAGACTTACCAAATAACAGACTAGGACTTGAAGTGGAATCTAGAATGAGCGACTTAGTAGATAATGATATGACGATCGATATAACTTTAAATTACGATAAAAAATAATAAAAACTATGGCAAGCGTAGCAAGTTTAGTCCGCGGAAGTGACGGATACATGAAATTTATTGACTATCAAAGTACATATAAAGATAATAATAAAGAATTCCTTCGTGGTGACATGTGGGAACTTCAATTCATTAATGTACCTAAGATAAATAATTGTCTTAGTAAAACTTTGTAAACTGCTGGAAGATCAAGTAAAGATAAATCAGCAAAAATAGATAAAAAATCTATTTCTCAACGACTATTAGCAAAGAAAAGAAATAGCCATAGATTTCTTTTATGATATAGTCTAAACATAGAACAAATGTTTGAGTTTATTTCCCTGGTACTGATATTTTCAATGCTAGATTAAATGCCGTTCAGGTAGGTATTGATTATAGTGTATCAGGTTTTGAAAAGAGAATGCGTGGTAATTATACTATCATTCAGAAGACAGGTCAAAACACAGCTGGAACCCTGTCGTTGGCTTTTGTAGATAAGGAAGATCAGGCAATTACTTACTGGTTTGATAATTTAAAAGTTGTCCATTAAGAGATTAAAAGTTCCTTAATGAATCTTTGTGAACTGCTGGAAATATCTCGTTATAGTTATCTCCATCGCTTAAGATTTAGGATTAAGAGCGATGAACCTAATATAACGAAAAAATAATCAGCAGAAATAGATATGATTCTATTTTTCAACGACTAAGTACAAAGAAAGAGGGTTAAGCCATAGTTCCTCTTTATGATATAGTCTAGTATGATTTAAAACAAAAACCATAAGGACTATCGCCAGAAAATTGCAGATCGTGATACTAAATATTCTTTCAGAAAGGATGACTTAGTATGCGACCTTAGATTAATCTTAACTAACTCAAGCCGTATCAAAGTTCGTACTCTTAATTTCTATAACTGTATTCTTCAGGATGCTCCGATCGACGAAAATGGTTAAAAAAATTTTTAAGGCCCACTAGAAATAGTAATACTCTAGAATGTAGTAAGTAAATTCGGTGAAAGGATAATCCCAATACCGAACTGAGAACATAAAAATTCTTAGCGTAACGAATAAAGACTTACTAACTTATAATGAAATATAAGTTAAATTTATATTCTGAACATATAATAAAATATTATAGTAACCTATTGCAAACAGAAGACGGAACCGATTAATTGCTTAGTCGCCTATTATATAATAGGAAAATTATACTAAAATGCTGGAAAATGTAAAACATAAA